GTCATCAATTGTTCGGTGTATCGGAAAGATTTGAGTTACTAAGTCCATTTTCCAACTTCTTTATCTTGGCTGCCAAGATTGCATTCTCTTGAGCCATTGTGCCGATTTGTTGCCTCATTGCTGCCAATATCTCATTGACATCTAGTTCTTCATTCATTATTCCCCCTGTTCAAGCGATTCAATTCTAAGAATCGCATCTTTGAGCGCTCCAACAAGATATGGAATCAAGTTGGTTGTTGAAATTGATTGATACTCTGGGTTTCCATCGGCATCAATAGCATCTTTTACGCCATTGACCATATCTGGAACAGTTTCAGCGTATTCGTGAGCAATAAATCCAATCTCTGTTTTGCCTGGATTGTTGTTCATTTCATACGAACGAACCCGCAGATTCTTGATAATGTTTGTTCCTGCTGTGTAATCCTGAATGTTGTTCTTCAAACGATAATCAGATGTGCTTCTAAATGATGGGCTGCCAGCCGATGATGTCTGGATACCACCAGCATCAGAACCGTTATACACAAGACGAATAAGTTCTGCTGTTCCACTTGCATTGAAACGATGTGCAAAAATTGGAATTTGATTATCACGCCTTGCGATTACTGCGCCACTTTGTGGAATATAGGCTCCCACTGTCTGCGCGGTACTCGTTGTTTCATATGTTCCCGTGTAGAAAGCGCCACTTGCTACGCTTAAATCTCCGTTGACTCCAAGACCATTGCTATCAATGGTTGCGAATCTAGTCACGCTTTGTGATAAAACTACTGCTGTTGAGCCAACAAACAATTGAGGATATGCAGTACCTGCTGGCGTTGCTGTTGCCCCATAATGAATCATTACATTGCCAGAGGTATTGGCCATCATATGGCCATAAACACTGCCTGCGTATTTGAAGAATAAAGAGTTTGAAGTGCCGCTCATAACAACTGCATCACCGCTTGATGAGGTCTGAATAACTCCGCCAGTGATTGCGCCAGTTCCAACGCCTGTAAGTCCTGTTGCGCCGATGCTATAACCATTTGAAGCAGTGCCAAAATATCCAGCCTCGGCATTGATGGTTCCAGTAATAGTTGCGCCCGTTGCAGTCAATAGACCAGAACTGTTAATTGTGGCATTGCCTGCGATGTTAAGCGTTCCACCGATGATGGTAGAACCAGTAATGCTTCCTGAAAATACCGCGTTACCTGTTGTCGAACTTATTGCAAACGTTGCTCTTTCAGCAGAACCATTTGAATCTGTAACTCCTGCTGTTGTTGTGTTTGCAACAGTAAAGGATGTGCTGGCAACAACAGAAGTAATGACAAATGTTCCATTGTATCCGCTAGGGGCTAATCCACTTACAGTAACGCTTTGACCAACAGTAAAACTATGTCCAGATGCTGTGTAAGTAACATTTGTGCCATTTCCAGAAACATTTGTAACATTTACAGAACTGACTATGGCAAAGCCATTAGGGTCTGTGACCGTTGCTGTTGTTGTATTTGCGACAGTAAATGTTGAGCCAGCAACCGCAGTAATTATGAATGAACCGTTGTAACCGCTAGGTGCTAATTCAGTAACAGTAACGCCTTGACCAACAAAGAAATTATGACCAGTTGCTGTATATGTAACAGATGTGCCGTTGCCAGATACGCTGGTGATATTGAATGAACTGCTGGTTCCATATGCTGCAAGACCCAAGGAATTGAGAACTACGCGAGGACCACTATTTGCGCCTGTTCCAGAAAAAACATTTATTCCATTGCCACTGATAGAAGTTATTTGATTTGAGGCATTGACGATTGTGTTTGCGCTTGGCTGCAATGAAGCAACTGCTGCGTTGTAGGCGATGGCTGCGTCTGCTAATGCAGTTGTTGCGTTTGCTTGTGCGGTGGCGGCGGCAGCAGCGGCAGCATTAGCAGTTGATTGAGCAGTTCCAATTGATGCATCTTGAGCAGATACCCAGACACCGCCAGCCCTCACATATAATTTATTGCCATCATTAAGGTCAATCCATAAATCGCCGTCATTGATTCCAGCGCTAGTTGGCTCATCATTTGCACGATAAACCTTGGTTTTGCCATCTGCCAAGATTTCAATTGATTCAAAATTACTTGCTAGACCATCGAATGAATCAGCAATCAAAGGCACAACAGATGTCACAACAAAATCGCCAGTCTGTGTGACTGTGACTGGCGTGTTAGTAATCTGTGGACATAATGGCATTGCCTACCCCTAAATTGTTATTGAGTAAGGATTGATGGGCGATGTGTGGAATGAAACCTTCCAATCATCATTGGTAATTTTGTGGTTCATTCCTTCAATCACAAGATTGTATTGCAGGCTTCGTGAATCAACCGTCAAACGCTTAACACTTACCTGGTCGCCAATTTCACAGGCTAGAAAATCAGGATATAAGGTGTTGAGATTCAAAGCACTAAAATCAATTTGCTTTGCAAAGGTGGTAGGAGTTGCCTGCTGGCGTGATTGATAGAGAGCAAGATTAGTGCCGCTAGTTTCGCTCAAGATAGGTGCATCAAATACTTTAGATGTTAAGCCATAAGAACTGACGCTTGGATTGTAAGTTGATGTCTTTTTTGCACTGGCGCCACGGTCCACAATTGCTTGATTGACAACATAATAAGTGCCTGGGTCAACAACCAATCCTTGATACAGAACCGAGTTGGCATCGCCTTGGTCTGAGAAAAGCAATTGAGTTGGACGGGAGAATTTGTCAGATAATGGCACCAGCGTGGCGACGCCAGCGCGAGAGATATAAAAACGACCCGCAATGGCGTTCACAGCCTGGTTAATCATAGTCAGACAGGATTTACCTTGGATTGTGGTTTGCATCGTCACAGTGCCTGTTAGAGAGCGAGAAGCGCCACCTGGCCAACCAGCAATGGTAAGCATTCGGTCAACACGGTTTGCCGCTGTCTCTGAGTTTGCAAGTGCAGCCAAGACAGGGGCTTCGACTTCAGCAATAAAGGCAAGACCATCGTGGAAGGTCATCGTTACAGTTGGATAATGACCTTGGTTGACGATGCTTGATTCTAAGTAACCTTGATAGATTGTGTAAGCGGTAGATGCCCAAGTTGCCTGTATGCGCATCTGCAAGCCAGCCTTTAAGTTTGGCGAATAGGTGCCTGATGTGTTGTCTGGGTCATAGTTGCCTGAATAATTATTGAACACAATGCTTGCAATACCTGACTGATTCAAGACATCATATTGTTTTAATCCACGGCGAATGTTAGTTTCAAGAACATCTGTTGCAGTAACTGATGTCCAAGCAGAACTGATATAAAATTGAACTGCGATTGACGGCGCAGTTACCCCATCATAATTTGCCACTATCTTGTCCTATGTAAAATGTTTATTGCGCCTGCGCGTCTAGCAAGTTGATTCTGTTTGTTAGTAATATCCACAACATAATCATCGGCAGTTCCGTGTGGTGTGGTTATGTTGACCGATACGTTTGGCGTGCCTGAGTTGATTATTGAGTTGCCACCAGCAGAGCCATCGCCTTGGGTTGCAAGTGAGACAGTTGGTGAGTTGGCAATTCTTTCTTGACGATTTAAGTTTTTCTTAATTGCCTTGGCAGTTGCTTCTGCTTCAATTTCGCCAGTCATCAAGGTTAAGCCATACTTTTGAAGCATTTTGTTAATAATCTGTTGCTCAATAGTAAGTTCTTTTTTCTTTGCATTATTGAGTTTGTTTTGAGATTTCAATAAAGCATCCATTATTGCTTGCATATTTGCATCAACTGTTGGCGTCTTTATATTCTCTGACTTAAATCCTTTTAGACCAGCAATATCAGAAGCGCCAGGGGAACCTTGGTAGCCAGCCAATCCTTCTTCAAGTTTTGCTTTTTTGCTTCTTACTTTATTGCCAGCATTTTTCAATGACATAATCCCCGCAAGACCGCCAACGGTTAATAATGCGGCGCTTGCAGTACCTAATGAAGCACCTCCTGTTGCATATGCTGTTGCAACAGCGGCGGTGCCAGCGGCAGTGCGCAAAGCAACGAATGCAGCGGTCAACTTACCTAATACAGTTGCAAAGGCTGCGATGCGGCCAATTACAAACATTGCTGCAATCAATTTAGCCATAGACTCAATCAAGCCCATATTGTTTGAAACGAATGTAACAAATGTAACAAATAATCCTATGAGTTTGACGGCAGCATCACTAGCAGATGTGAATGCTTCTACTAATCTTGAGCCATTAGTTGCAATAAATGCCTCTAATTGTGGCAAAACTTTTGTTTGAATTGTTTGAGCAAATTTTTCAAGAACGGGCAATAGTTTATAGCCAAGTTCTTCAAGAATCTCTCCAAAGCGAATGCGTAAGATGTTCAAACGAAATTCTAAAGTGTTTGCTCGCGCTGCTGCCGAGCCTTGTGTTATTGCTTCAACTTCTTCAAAGATTTTAACTAAATCTTTTGATTTTAGAGTAGTTAGGTCAATGCCTTTAACTAAATTTTGCAAACCACGAAAATTGCCTTGTAAGGCTTTTGTAATTGCATTTGTTGCAGTACCTAAATCAACGCTTGCAAATGCTGATACATCCAAGGCAGTTCCAAGTAAGCCTTGAGCAGCACTGACTGAGCCAGTTACTGCCGCTAGTTTTGCTAAACTTGGCCTTAATTCATCATCGGTAACACCGACTTGAAGTTGTAAATTCGAAACATAACTTTCAACCGATGCAATTGCAGCATTAGTTGCACCTGTGGTATTGCGAAGGCTGTTGGCAAGAAGGACTTGGCTCTTCTGGTCTGCGATAGCAGCCTGCACTGCATCTTTGCCAATTTTTAGAGCAAAAGCGGCGGCGGCGCCTGCTGCAATGCCAAAAGCCTTTGCGCTTTTCTTTGCAAAAGCATCAAATTGTTTGCCAAGTTTGTTGATGTCTTTGTTGGCTGCTTTAGAACCTTTGTCAGAATACTGCGTCAGAATTCGCGCTACTATTGCGCCAACTGCCATCTTATGCCTGCTCTCTGTTCAAATGTTTTTGCAATTCTGCTTTTGCTTCGTCTAATGCTTGTTTTACATTGGCTTCAATTTTAGCGCGGTCTTTATCAACAACGCGCCATATCAAACGCGAAGCAGGTTTGAATCTGGCTGACAATGTGCGCATAAATTGTTGGCCTTGGCTTCTACCAGATGAGCCGCCTGATTTTCTGCCAGCAATTTCAAAGATAGCGCCAGCGGCTGATTTATTTATCAAAGCGCCAGCACTGGTTGTGTAATCGCGTCTGACTTTGCCTTGTGCCTTGCTTTTACGAATGCCTGCAACAACTGTTCCAGTATTCCAGGCAGGCCAGCCAGCGCCACCACGCGAACTCCTTTGCGGGTTGGCGGCGTCATAAGTCCGCCAACCGCTCATTGGAGTATCTGTTTTGCCATTACTAATGCCACGCGCAATACTGTGAGCATCGCGTTCGGCGTTGGCAAGTTCGGTGTTAATTACTTTGTTGAATCTACGAACAGCAGATTTATCAAATTCTTTTAAGGCATCAACAGTTTCTTTGATACCTGTTAGAACTATGACTTCATCCGCCATTTTTCTTTGCCCGCTCTTTCAAATAGATTCCAATTGCTTCAATGATGCCTTCAGGGGCATCAAGCAAATCAATCGGTGAAATGCCTGTCTCCACCGCAATTGCCGCAACTGTGTAAGTTAGGCTTTCGCGGTGGATTCGAAATTTGGGTCTGCATCCAATTCGGCGCTCAAAATTGTATCCAGATATTCAGGACCAAATGGCTTTACAACAACTCCATTGACCTGTTGAGCCTTCCAAGCCAACCAGTAAATGTGTTCAATCTTTTGTTCTTCACCGATTAGTTTTGGAAGCCCTTTACCAAAGTTCTGTTCAAAAGCGACGATGATGCGTGGAGTCAGTTTATATGCTGACTCATTGCCATCAACGGTTTTTACTTTTATTGCTAATCCATCCATCTTATTTCCCCCTTATATTGTTAGGATGTTGCTTTTGTAATTGCACCTGATACTGGCCAGGACACGGAGACAGTGGCTAATTCGCCAACGCTGCCTGATACTGATTGCCATTCTGTAATCAATGCGCTGAAACTGTATTTTGGATTGGTTGTAGATGCTGCTGCGCTAGTTGGTCGAATCTCCATCGCAACTGCTGTTCCAATTTTTGAAGTTGCATCGCTTGGATAAATCAAAGTCTCAAGAGCGCCAGAAGCAAAGTCCTGGTTAAACTCAAGGGTTACTTGATTATCACGAAGGCCAGCAACGCGGGTTCTGGAAGTTGAACCCATTGAAGTGGTTTCCACGACATCTAGTGTCGAAGATAATGTCACTGACGTGACGTATGCTGAGATGTCTGTGCTTGCAAGCACGACATATGCATCAGTTAAAACAAGGCGGGCCATTAGTTATACTCCTTTTGTAATTGCGCCTGAAATTGGCCAAGTGACGGATGCCGTGGCCAATTCTCCCACAGAACCTGACAACTCTTGCCATTCTGAGACAAGCGCTGAAAAAGTGTAGGAAGGATTTGTTGCAGATACTGCATCACTTGTTGGCTTCACAACCACTGTGGTTAGTGTGCCAAGTAGTGGGTAAATTGTTTGCTCAACCGAGGATGTTGCAAAGTCCTGGTGGAACTCTAGTGTCACCGAATTATCGGCAAGACCCGCAACGCGGGTGCGACCAGCAACAATTGTTGAACTAAATGCACTGGTGTCAATCACATCTTCGGACGTCGAAATTGTGACGCTGGCAATATGGTCAGATAAATTTACTGAATTGATTACGCAGGACACATCTGTTAAGACTATGCGTGCCATTATTTGGTTTCTCCTTCTTGTGTCGGTACTGCTTTTGCGGTTTGTGCTGACACAAGATGACCACCTGCGACTAGCGCCGCAACATTGCATCCTGCTTCAAGCAGTTCTTTTTCTGTTATTGCTTCGCCCTTTTTCTTTAAGGCAAAACGGTCAGAATTTACTGTGTATCCCATTTAGTCTCCTTGGCCCCATACGGTGATTCGATAGCGATAAGATATGAATTCCACATCTCCAGCCATAAATGTTCCAGATTCGGCTGAAGTAACACGCAAGGTGTTGCAGGCGCCGCCAAGAGTCAAATCTGACTCAATGGCTGCCTTGATGGAATAGTCTCCAGAGCCTTGCAGGTATTTATCTAGGTTATCCTGCGCCGAACGCTCTGAGTGGCGTTGAACAATGACATAAACATCAACATTGGCTTGGTCTAGCCCGCGAGAGTTGTTTAAGTCAAAAGTGAAATCTAACTGACCAACAACTGCTGCTGGCGGTTGTGGCAGGTCTGGAATCAGGTCATAACAACGCAGACCTTTGATGGTTTGAAGATTCTTTTTAAGACCATCACGGACGGAACTGGGTTTCATTTTGCCATCCAGGAAACTTTACGGAATGGACGAAGTAGGACTTCAACATCTGGGTCTAGTCGAGAACCTAGACGAACAGTTCCAATCTCTGGACTGCCAGCAATGCCAAAAGGTGATTGACGGCGCACAAAGAGTCTTGATGCTTGAATCTTGGTTGCCATTTGAACTTCATTTGGAATTGCAGACCAACCCCAAACTGCTTTCACTCTTACTGATTGTGGCAAGTTGTAAGGAAAGATGTAGGCGCCAATGGCAAGCAATCTAGTCCAAGGCCATCCACGGCGAGGGTTATTGACAGGCTCAACCATATAATCAGATGTTGCAAAGACAGTGCTGTATGTTTGGTCAAAGTTATCATCTGTCGCAATTTCACTGATGTAATAGGCGTCATCAATGTTAGTTGTATAGAAATCTTGGGCAGTGTAATAACGTGTTACTGGAGCAGCAGTAGTTCCGTCTTTGTAAAAGAATCTGCCTGTGTAGTCATCAACCATTCTGCTTGCAGCCATAATTGCTGCTTCCAGTGAAGTATCATCTTGGATGTCATCAATCCCTAGAGATGTTTTCAGGTCTGACAATGTGCAGTAGGCGTTTGTTAGTGCCACGCTTTTTCCTCTTCTCTGCCTTTGGTGCAATTGCCCGTTCTAAATCGGGCGTTGCGGTTGCGGTCTCTTTCCGCCAAAACTTTATTCTTTCCACGATAAGTGGTGTCTTTCATCGAGCCAATACGATTTCTGATGTGGCAAAATGGCTCCTGTGTGAACGTGTATCGGGAAGCCTAATTGTCTTATACGGCGTGAAAACAGCAAATCTTCGCTAATCCAGTTGCCATCAATTGGACCATCCCAGAACCAACACCAATCTTTGCCTTGATTTGGGTCGGCTTCTTCACGCATTTTTTCAAGCACACTTCGGTGAATCAAGAGGCATCCAGTTCCGCAAGCGTCAATTTGAAATACTGAATTGCGGTCATATTTGAATAAAGGCAAAAAGCCTTCTGGTGCATCTTGAAAAATTGCTGGCACTGGTTTTGGATATAAATGTTTGTGTGCATCAAATGCTGCAAAGACTAGCGCCGAAACAACTGGTCGCTCTTTATCGTGAGCGGTTTGAATAAGTAAATCAAATGCTTCTGTGGAAAGTTGTTCATCCACATCAATCATTAAAAGCCAATCAGAATCGGTGTTTTCTAAGAATGCCTTGACTATGCGATTGCGCATTTTCGAAAGTAATCCAGAGCCTTTAATTCTGACAAATGGCCCTAATTTGTCACGGCGGTCTTGGCAGAGTTGAAACATTCGATATGCCCACGCCGCATTGACGGTGCCTGGGTCGCAGGCGCCGATTGAAACTTTGTGTCCTGTTTTCATTGATTCCCCCGAATCATTATGAAGCGTAGGAGCAGGCAAGTCGGGGGATTCCCACCTGCTCCTACACAACTATTTAGTTAATCCTTCAGATTAGAAGGATGGTGCTGTTAAGCCAGTTCCGCTAATGATTGAAGCGGCCTTTGCATAACGCTCTGCTGTGAATGCAGAGAAGCCATAAACAACAGTCTTGATTGTCAAACTACCTGGGGTAGTTGCATCAAAACGGAGTGAGAATGGTGAACCTGGTTGCTCCCATAGGTGCATTTCACGGGCATCAACGCAATAGATTTCATCTTGATTGGTTGCTGCGCCGTAAGTTGTTCCGATGTTTGCATCTGTGACGATTGGCAGACCAAGTAGTTGATAACCTGAGTTTGCGTACTGAGCAACACCTGCGCCAGTTGATACTGCATTTGTTGGTGCGCCAGCGGCAGGAACTACCAATGGACGATTCTGGCTATCAAGAGCCGCAAGCAAGAATGCTAGGCGGCGTGGGTGCATCAACCAGTGAGTTGGTGTTGTGAACACATTGGTCTGAACTTGGGCTAGAGCATCTGCCAACTTTGGATATAGCAATGCAACTGTTGGTGATGTTGTGGTAAAAGTAATTGCGTTTCCACCAGCGTTGCGGATTCCCTTGAACTGACCATTGCTGCCAGAGCCGTTAAGAACCTGAGCATCAAGAGTTGTGTGCCAAGAACGGATAAGGTCAGCAACAACAAATGTGTCAATACCTGTTCCACGCTCAATTGCTTGGCGTGATAGGTCTTGCTGTCCAGCGATTGTGCGTACTGGAACTGAAAGCAGAGTGTCATCAGCATCAGTTTCGGAAACAGCAGTGTTCTGTGTCTCCTGAATTGCTGTTGATGTACCTGTTGTCATTCTGCTGATTTCTAGTGACATACCAGCGGCAGGAAGTGCCATCTTGTT